CACGTTGGTGTTGGCCTTCATGGCGTCGTACTGGAACGTGTGCATCAGCACCACGTAGCACTTCTTGCCCTCGATGTTCACCGGCACCATCGAAAGCTCGTCGCTGCCGTCACCGCCCATCGTCTCGGCCTTGGCCACGGCGCGGTCGATCAGGCGTAGATCGAACCCGTCATTGGTGCCGATGCTGCCCTTGCTGGTGGCATCGTTGCCGTACATCAGATGCGACGAATCGGGCGCCGTGATCGGGTTGACGGCAAAGAAGGCGTTGGTGCTCTTCCACAGGTAGCCCTGCTCCACATTCGGGAAGCCGCCGCTCATGTAGATGAAGAACAACTCGTCCTGCAGACGGCTCCACCAGTCCTTCATGACCGTCTTGGCGTCCTCGCGCAGGTTGCGCAGGGTGGCCTTGCTGGTCACGCGGTCGCCGGCCGACACCGCGCCGCGCACCTGTTCGATGCGCAGCTTGTCGGTGAAGTATTTCAGCGACTGGCCCTTGCCTTCCAGGCGGGCCTTGACGATGGGCTCCATGTTCATGGGCATCAGCAGGTCCACCGTGACTTCCAGGCCGGCGTCCTTTTCCAGTTCCGTGCGGACCTGGATGGGGGTCCGAGCGCGCTTGCTATCGGACATGAAGTTCTGCGCGAAATAGGCTTCGCGGTTGATGGCGATGGCCATGTCGGTCGCCCACTTCTTGACTTCCAGGGGGTCGTTGACCCCGAATTTCGTGATGCTCACGCGAGTGCTCCTTCAACGGTTGTTGATAGGGCTGCACTACTGCGCGGCCGAAACTGGCGGGATAGGCCCCGCCGATGCCATGAAACCTACTTCACGCCCAAGCGCGCGAGGGCTGCCACTCCTGGCGTCACCTTCTGCACTGTGGTTGGCTTGGCGAAGTCGAGCCGGATGCGAGCACGCTGGCCCGACTTCTCTTCCACCCGAAGCCTGACGCTCCCGTCGCCGATGGAGACTTGCTCACCAGCTCGAAGCTCGCCAAACCACGTATGGCTGCTCTCTTTCACTCTGCCATCCACCGATCACGCTGGACTTCCGACAGCCCTGCAGCTGCTTTCTCGTACCCGATTGGGTCGGTGTCCATCAACTGGCGAAGATGGGCAAACTCATCGGACTGGATCGCATTCGTCGCCGCTGCCGGCGCTCCGCGAAGTGTTGGTGGAATTTCGGAGTTGTCAACCACTCGGGGTGTCCGATCACCCGGTTTCGGTGCGGGTGCCGGCGCCGAAGTGACGCCCAGGTCCGTCTTGGTGAGCTTGTGGGCCTCGCCAAGGAACCAGCGCGCGTCCCGCGCCTCGTTCTTCGGGTCGTTGGCCAGCGACTTCAGGTTGTGGTTGAAGGCGGCCAGCAGCGCCGGCTTGCCCATGTAGTCCAGGCCCTCGCCCTTGAAGTCGGACATGAGTGCGGTCTGCGCGCTCTGCCACTCGTCGCGGGCGCGCTCGGCCTGGGTCTGCGCCTGCATGCTGTTGGCCACGCGCGCAGTGATGATGGTCGTCCGCAATTCCTCGGACTCGGACTCCACGCGGTCGCGCACGGCCTGGTATGCGTCGGCGTCGATCTCGCCGTCCATGAGCTTCTTGAACGAGGCGCGCTCTTCGTCGCGCAGCGTTTTGAGCTTCGCATCGGCCTCTGCCGGGGCTTCCATGGTCGGCGGCGGCGTGTAGGGGGCCGGCGCTGGACTCGGCCCGGGTGCGGGCGCACTGGCAACGTTGCCAGCATCGTCCGTGGCAACGTTGCCAGCCGCCACAGGTGCCGGTGCTGGCGCTGGGGCCGGTGCGGGCGCCGCGGCTTCGTCGGCCTCGGGCTTCGGCGGCAGCAGGGCCTGAACTTCGGACTCGGCCAGATGGCTCAGGTCTTCGGCCGTGTAGCCGGCTTCCTTCAGCGTGGCGAGGTCGGCTGCTTCGATGTCGTCGGTGTGCATTGCTCAGGCTCCTTGGGGTTGAATCGCCGGGCCGTTGTCGGCTCCGGTCGGGGTTTCGATGCCATGGCGAACACCATCCAGGCCATCGGGGTTGGGTTGGATCGGCGGGCTTGCTCCGGGCGGCAGGCCCATGTTGGGCAGCGGCGAGGCATGCGGCGGCGTCAGGCCGGGCGCACCGGGCTGGCCGGGCATCTGCGGCTGCATGCCGGGCTGCACCGCGGGCTGCGGCAGGTTCGGGTCTTGGCCCTGCTGGTCCTTGAAGCCAGCGCCAGCCGCGATGGTGTCGGCCACCGGAGCCACGCCCGGCACCTGGGCCACGATCTGCGCAGCCTGCAGCGCGCTGAACATGCTCTCCACTCGCTGCAGCAGTGCCCCCGTGTCGAGCTTGGAGACTTCCGCGCGCAGCTTGTCGAGTTGGGCCTGCAGCGTGTCTTTCTCCATCTGCTTGCGCTGCTGCTGGTCCTGGTTGTCCTGCGGCTGCTGCTGCTCTTCGGGCGTCGGCGTCTTCTTCGGGTCGCGCTGGCCATTGATCTTGCGGATGCGGGCGACCCACTCGTCCTTGTTCCTGATCTCGGCGTTGTCCACCACGAGGTCCATGACATTCAGGACGATCTGCGCGCCGCCGGGGAAGCTGGCGATCTTGGCCAGCAGTTCCATCATCTGCTCCATGGCCGCCTGGGCGTAGGACTCGCGGTAGTCGCGCTCGGCCACGATGAAGTCGGCCCGGTCGGCGGCCATGTCGTTGAGCACCGAGCCATCTTCCTGCGGTTGGTTGATCGGCAGCCATTCGGTGGGCATGGCCTCGCCAGTGACGCGGATCACCTGGGCCTCGGTCATGAACTGCTCGATGTGCTGCAGGCGCAGCCGGCCGGCGATCTGCAGGGCGAGGCGCAGGTTGTCGGGTAGCTCGCTCGTGGTCAGGCTGCCCTGGTCCTGCTGCAACCCGATGGCCTTGCCCGAGATCGCCCGGCTGTCCTGGCCCAGGTTGGCCTGCGTGACACCGCCGATGTTGCGCATCAACTCGCGGTCCATCACCATGAGTTCGAGGTTGGCCTTCATGTCGCCGATGGGCTGCTCGAACTTGGTGCCGTTGACATCGGCGACTTCAAGCCACATATCGGGCCGCGCCGCTTCTTCGCGGGCCTGATCGGGGTCGTCCACGTTGCCCTTGCGGCTGATGACGCGGTTGCTCGATGCCGCGTGCAGGGCCTTGCTGGCGCGCTTGTTGATGTCGTCGTTGATGTCGCGCATGCCGCGCATCAGTCCGTAACACTGGCCATCGCGCCCGCGGCGGTAGCCCCACACGGGCACCAGCAGGAACTGCCCATGCTTGAATGGGCTCTTGCCGTCCCAGCACGGCGCCGCCTCGGTGCCCACCATCACGCGCATGCGCTTGGCGACGGCACGGTAGATAGTCCAGCGGTCGCGCTTCAGTTGCTGGTGCGCGTCGTCGGCCGGGTTGAACTCCTGCCCCTTCAGCGGGCCGCCGCGGAACAGTTGCACGGCCTCGGGGATGCGATACCACGACTCGATCAGGTCCACCGACAGGCGCCGGCCGCGGTCCTCGTTGCTTGCCCCGCCGATGTAGGCGCTGCGGTCGCGGAAGCGGCCTGGAATGCGCTCGTGCAGCGAAGACAGGTCGGTCGAGCCGGTCAGGCGCTCGCCGAGATACCACACGTCATCGAACTCGCTGCTGCGGTCGCTCGGGTCGAATGCCGACTGCTGGCGCAGATGGTCCGCGGCCTGCGGCAGGAGCGCGATGGCGTAGTCCAGGTCGATGCGCTTCTTGCGGAAGAGGTAGCGCCCATCGCTCAGGTCGAACTCGCGCGCCCGCGAGTCGCGGAACACATTGCGCCAGTCCTCACTGCCAGCGTGTATCTGTTCCTTGTCGGGATCGGTTTCGATGCCCTCTTCGAGCCACCCGAGCCCGCTATTGGCGGCCTGCTTGAAGGCCCGCGAGACGTGCCACTGCGCAAGGTTGGCGTCCGAGACGTACTTGAACACCTTGCTCTTGGCTTCGGCCGCGGCTTGACCCGCCTCCGTGCGCGGCAGGATGTCGTAGTCCATGCGCTGGCGCTTCTGGATTCCCAGCACCCAGTCGATGGTCTGCCGGGCCTCGTTGAACACCAGCGGCGACTGTCCGCGCTCCATGAGCACCATGGCGTCTTCCTCGCGCCATTGAAGGTGGTCGTAGTAGTCGCTGTCGATGGCCATTTGAATGCGCTCTTCGGCCTGTAGCTGGCCTTCGTCGCGCAGGGCCTGCATGAGGGCGCGGTGGCGCCGCATCGTGCCTTCGTCGGCCGGCTTCGATGCTTCCGGGTTGACGGCCTGGGCCGCCGGCATCGTGTTTGGGTCGGCGGGCTTGTCGTCGGTCGGGTCAAACACGCGGGCTCTCCACGGGCGCAGGCCCCAGGTCTTGCTCGGGCCTGACGTAGCGCCCGTTTTTGATGACGACGCCACGCATGGCGCACGGGCACAGCGGCTGGCCTCGCTGCGGGCCGACGCAGTTGCACACAGAGGCCGGCGCCTCGTTGGTTGCCAGCTTCGTCACCAGACTGCTGAATGGCGAGTTCATACGACCTCCTGGTGGATCACGCGCCCACCGATCTTTGCCGTGGCCTCGATGCCCAGCACAGTGCGCTTCAAATCGAATGAGCCCGGCTGCTCGCTGGGCATGCGCAGGAAGTCGCCCATGCCCTCGTAGATCGCGTCCACGATGCGAAAGACGGTGGACTCGTCGGGGAAGAACCCCATCTGCTGCGCCGCATTGAAAGCGCAGGTCAGCATGGCCGGCGTCGGGTCGCCGTTGGCTTTGAGGTACTCGTGCGCGTTCTCCTGCGGGATGGCATACGCACCGCCGTGGAGCTTTGGGATCACCGGGTACAGGACCATGCAGGCGCCTGGCACCTGGCCGCCGGTTTCCAGCCACTGGAAGGCGACCACGATGTCGCCCTTGGTGTGGGGCTCCTTCCAGCAGCGCTCGCCGCCGAGTTCGACCCAGGTTTGCCCGCGAGGGGAAAGGATGCTGCTCATGGTGTGAAGCCCCTGAATGCCTTGATGCGCTCGTCCAGCACACGGGCGTAGTCGTTCATTGCCATCAACTGGCGTGATAGGCGGTCGCGCTCGGCGCCGCCCAGGTCTTGGAAGGTCTTCGACTTGGCGATGAACTCGGCCAGCGCATCGCGCCTTGCTTCGAGTTCGACGCACTCGGCCACGACGCGTTGTTGCCACGGTTGCAAGGCACTCATACGACCCTCCAATTGCGCCTGCCGCTGCTCGATGCCGGCTTGACCATGCGCGGCGGCAGGTAGCCCTGTCCGAACTGGCGCAGGGCGTCAGCGGCTTCGCTGTGCCCTTCCACCTTGCTCGGCACTGCGGCGTTCCATCCGCCGCGCTGCTTGTTCCACGTCTTGCGGTAGGCGCCCAAGTGCTCGATGCCGGGGTCGCACTTCACGTCGAACCAGCACGAGTTGAAGACCTTGCGCGTGGCCTGGATGCCGTGGATCACTTCGTCCACGACTGGCACGCATATCCACGTCCCGCCCAGGTTGAAGCCTTGCAGTTCTTCGATGGGCTTGAAGACCTTGTGCGTGCCCTGGCGCTCGTGGCCGGCATCGTGGGGAAGGTGGTGCGTGCCCCACACGTAGCCCATGGCCTGCATCTTCTCGATGTAGTGCGCGTAGGGCTCGCCCCAGCCTTCGATGAAGTTGATCAAGCGGTTCTCGTAGCCCAGGCGCTGGTGGAACCAGATGGCCGTGCCGTCGCCGCTGCCGATGTCCCAAAAGGTGTTCACCGGGATGCCTTCGAGGTATGGCACCTTCTGGCTGATCCGGCCTTCCTTGCGGGCCTGGGCAAGCTGCACCGCGTAGTACACGCCCTCGGTGCTGACCTGGAAGGCCTCCTTGGCAGTGCTCGGGTACTGCTGCCACATCTTCTCGGGGTCGCCGCTGAACTCGTTGTCGCGGGTGGCGATGTACCAGCGCCGCTGTGCCGGGTCGAGCGTGGCGCTTGTCTGCGCCTCGATCTGCTGGAAATACTCAGCGTCCTTCGAGTTGATGGACACGTCGCCATCGAGCCGGTAGCCGGGCTCCTGCCACCACGGGAAGAAGTGGAACCGGAAGTCCTTCTCGGTCAGGCGGATGCCCTTCTCGGCCTTCTCCATGGCCGCCTTGGTGAGCTTGTAGAACTCACCGTCCTGGCCCTCCGCGGTGGACTCGATCACGCAGATGCCGTCGAGCGGCACAGTGGGGATGGAGCCTGTGACGACTTCCTGTGCCTTTTCCGGGTCGGCCTTGCCGATCTTGCCCATTTCCGACACATGCAGCCGGTGGTTCGTGCCAGACCGGAAGCTGTTGGCAACGCGGATGGACGAGTTGTTGTGCGCGAACAGGAGTTCGCTGGCGCTGTCCCGCGCAAGCGGCATGCGCTCGCGCAACGACTCGGGCAGCCCGCCGTAGGCCAGCTTCACCTTGTCGCGGAAGATCGACTCGGCGCTCTCGCGGTCCTGCGCGAGGATGCCGCAGCGCTGGTCGGCGTTGAACAGCGCGTGGTCGAGCCACATGATGCAGATGAGGGTGGT